ATATCAACTATATCGGAACATTCGCAGGGAGCAACGAAGTGGTCGTCAAGATTCCCTCAAAGGGAGATCTTCTGAGCTATGTCTGGATCGAGGCCGAAAGTATCAGGGCCACCGGCACCAACTCAAACGGTATTTACTCCAACGACGACTCTACACTATTCGAGTTCGATCTATACATCGGAGGTCAAAAGGTTGTGACATTCGACTCTCTGTACCTACAGAACATTCACGATGCTCTCTACCAAACATCACAAGCCAGAGCAAGCTGCGCAGTCACTACGAAGACTGCCAAGGAGAACGCGGTTGGCTACTCCGGGTCGGGTTCGGACTATGTTATCCTACCGTTCTTCTTCAGCGACGACTACACAAAGTGTCTACCCCTCGTGGGACTACAGTATCACGAGGTTGAACTTCGCATCAAGTGCCGTGCCGGATTTACAGCCGGTTCGACACCAAAAGTGTGGGCTCAGTACATTTTCCTGGACACCGACGAACGTAGAATGTTCACCGAAAATCCTCAGGAACTTCTGATCACCCAGGTACAGTATGTACTCTCTTCAAACACAGCAACAGACGTGGACCTTTCATACTTCAACCATCCCGTCAAGGCAGTTCACCTTGCATCAGGAAAAGCCGAATCGAATCCAGCAAATGACGAATACACCTTCCAGTCCTCATCCATGTACATCAACGGAACAACCCTCTTCGATAACACAAGCAACACCTACCACCACAATGTCGTGCATCACATGCACTGTGACAACATCGCAGATACTATCCTTGATGACATTCCAGTCTTCACATGGCCTTTCTGTCTGAGCCTAAGCAAATACCAGCCAACAGGAACTCTGAACTTTAGCAGAATCGATAACGCCAAACTACAACTTGTCAACCCATCGGGCGGAAACGCCATCCACCGTGCATACGCCGTCAACTATAATGTACTGCGCATAAAGAACGGTATGGCCGGTGTGGCATTCAGTAACTAGTCAGCCACTTGCCAACCAAGAATCCCACCGCGTTTGTTACATTTTCGCCTACCGAAAAATGCCAAGTATGTTCAGATGAATTCTGTATTCCGAAAAATCTATCTATGAAATTTTCATATTTGGGTTCTCCACTATGTACCTTCTTGAACCATAGTGGAGTGTCTTTATCAGAAGAGGACAAGCATCCACCATGTCTACGCACTACATCTGGTCTCGACGATAGCCAGTATTCAAATATTTCCCACAAAAGACCAATAAACATCCAGAGCCAAAAATCATTTGGATACAAAGCACCTAATAACGCATAGAGCACAAAATGCCCATATTGAAAACCGTAAAATTCTGTTCTGTAACATCTCTTTACATCTTTGTCACATGGACAATTCATTCCATGTAAGAAAAACCATAGTGCGAAAAGAAAAACTACCATATAGTAATGGAAACTCATATGATATTAAATGGTAACAAAAAATACATTCTCAAGTACCAACGCAAAATGCCAATGGGCGAAGTCCAAAGAATGAAATCATTTGTTACCAAAGATGGTATGAAAATAACAAAAACTCCTACATTCAGAGTTATTTCGGTAGAGGATCAGGAGGGTGTACGGATTTATCGTGTAGCAAATTGACCAGTCGTATATGCTTGCTAGAGTATATGATATTCTTGTCCTTCTTCTTCATATCTGCCTGACGTTTTTTACGCGGTTCAGGATCCTTCATCGAGTGACTTCTTAACTATATCCAATATTTGATCGTCCAACTTGTTATCGGTAGACTTTACAAGCTTATCTAGTATACCAATAGCAACTGTCTTTAGTATCTTTTCGTCCTTGAGGATAGCCAACAATATAGTCACGATAGTAATCATTCTTCAAATTGTTCTTCCAAGTAACTGAGAAAATATTCGGGGTTTTTACTGGGTAATATGACCTGTCCCTTTATAGACAAACTGTATTCGTTTTCATGTGACACATATCCAAACGAGTCGCAAATAATAACAGGCGCGTTGGATGCACGCACCACATAGATTGGATCATTCTTCTCCACAAATATGTGCTCTGGTAACTTCCTTAACCGTTCTATATTTATAATAGGCGCACTCGGGTTTTTAACATTGAGAACCGGCCAGTTTCCCGTCTCATACCTGTATTTTGTTATAAATCTGACACAGTTCAGTGCATCCTTCTTATATCTGAAACCCATGAACTTAACGGAATCTTCGTCATCTGTCTTCATAGTTAGATACCCTCCGACCTTTGTATTCTTCACAAAACTGATCATCTTCTATAGGTGCAGGTTTTAAATATACCCAATCCTGTGCAAACTGATAAAAGTACGCAAGCGCTATTGTTAGTATTGTCTGCGCATCCACATACTCGTGACCTCTGTAAAGTATATACCATATCAGTATCACATGCATAGGAAACCCAGCCTCTTGACCATACCGCGCATAGTACCCGAGACTCGCCAACAACGATAGTATCAACGCATTCATAAAGGACGAATACGACGGCTTGTACAAAAACCAAGCAGTGTATAGCAGCGCAACATAAGATATGAATATAGCACGCCGTCCAAATTCACGCGGACTCTGTACCACCGATAAAGGCTCACCCTTGAGGAGTTTTGTCTCCCACCAGGGACCTATGACATATATAAAATCAGGAACAACTGCCACATCTATAGTATAGTCTTACATAATTGTCTTCTTGGACTTTTTGGCCTTCGCGGGCTCTGGGGCCTTCGCGGGCTCTGGGGCCTTCGCGGGCTCTGGGGCCTTCGCGGGCTCTGGGGCCTTCACGGGCTCTGGGGCCTTCACGGGCTCTGGGGCCTTCGCGGGCTTGGACAGCCCAGTGGAACCGAAACCACTCGTAGAGCGCTTCGTGACCTCATCGAAACTTGACACCTCCTTGACTTCGGAAGTTTCAAACTTTTCCAGAATAAGCTGAGCCACCCTGTACCCAGCCTTGACGACAAATGCATTGGTGTTGTCGTGATTGAAAAGAACCACCTTGATTTCTCCTTGGTAGTCCGGATCGATAACACCCGCACCCACCTGAATACCGTTCTTCACAGCGAGTCCGGAGCGGGGAGCCACACGACCATATACACCCGGTGGTAGCTTGACAGATAGGCCTGTTGAGATAACAGCTCTGCGACCTGCACGGACGACGACGTCTTCACAGCTACATAGATCGTAACCAGCCGCGCCAGGAGTTGAGCGTTGAGGAAGTTGTGCCTTTGGATGTTGAAGTTTGACTTGCATTTTATTATAGTCAACATAATTTTTTAAGCCTCATCCACCTGGCATAGTCTCGAGGATCCATCCGTTCCTTGGCCTCCTTCACCAAACTCTTATCTGTCGTGTAGAACGTGCACCCCTTCATTAAAAAACTATGCACTCTGGCATATCCCCACGCCTGTTGACTAGCACCGGGGCGGTGTCCAGTTCTCCACGCCGCCAGACCTTTGTTGTATACTTTCTTGATGATATCAAACGGAACTCCGGTGACCTTGGCCTTTTCCGCAAGACTATCTGCATCTGGGTACTTTTTCTCAAAGGCAATCGTGTACTTTGAAGGTCGTACAGGTTTGTTCTTATCGGTCTTGAACGGTCTATATGCTCTTGGATCATTGGACTTTGACCTAGAACCCTCGAGAATCCGTTTGTATCGGATACGAACTTCTTCGGGTGTGAGACCCTTGAAATACTTTGGAGGTGCGTAGACACTACCCATCTGTTATTTTGTGTTCAGAAATTAACTGAGGCAAGTATCTGAATTCCTCAAATGGTAGATGTGTCTTCATCTTGTGACGCCTTCGATCTTTGTGAGTGTGGTAGAGTATCATACATATAGCATCGGCTATGTCATGTTTTCTATCAAACTGTTCCAGATTCCAGTATTGTTGCGCTATCCTCGTGGTCTCTCTCTTCCTGTGTTCATAGTCGAGTGTTCCTATACTAAAGTGAGCGTGCATCGCATTGGGGGAAATGAGAACGCACTTGTTTCTGAATTCGTAGAACAATAGGGCCTCTATGTTTGTTAAACCACCCGGCGGCTGTCGCTCCAATAGAATGACATCGGCCTCGTCCAGAATGGGTCTGTATTCCTGGATAAAGTGCGCAATAAGATCGCTTATCTCGTTGGTGTGATAAAGGGTGCACCGATTCCTAGGAATTCTATGATGCGGTAAAGCCCTGATGTTCACGAGATCCACCATATCAATCCGTACTTCAAAGGAATCCGTGAGCGTCGACTTTACAAACCCTAGATTACTATACCCGATGTCGATGCCGATTATAATCTGCATTACTGATAAAGAAATGATAGCCGTCTTTATAGCTCTTTTAATTATAGTTGCGCTCATAGTGTTTCAGAAGCGCCAAGAGGTTGTCATTGTGAAAAAGACTGTGACAGTACCCGTTCCGGTTACGTCTTCACCCCCTCCCTACAAAACATACAAACCTCCACAGTATCAACAGATGGGACTCTTGATAAAAGAGTCAGAAGTGCTCCCTCTGTATGGCCGACAAACTCGAGCCTACAGAGACAACTATAACTACTACACTACAACACCAGGCGAACAGGCCTATTCACTACCTATCTACTACAAGGACCGTGACTGCACGGAGGACATAGGGTGCCAGGAACTCTATGGCGGTGAAGATGTCACCATAACCGGAAGAGAAGGCGCGTACACTGCAAAAATTTACAGAACCGCACTACCGCATAGCAAATATTAGAACTATTATCATTACCAAACACATACATAAAATAGATACTCCCGCGGCGCCAATACCCCAATACAATCCTGTGTTCGATTCGTCGTCGCCATCGTCATCGCCATCGCCATCGTCATCGTCATCGCCATCGCCATCGCCATCGTCATCGTCATCGTCATCGTCATCGTCTGGTGGGGGTGTGTATGTGTTCGATTCTTCATCGTCATCGTCATCGTCTGGGTCCGCTCCTGGTGCGGGTGCTAATTCACCGTCCTCAGAAAACTCACACACGTTTTTAATAGTTCCCATTTGATCTGCTGTAAGACCAGATATATTTTGTGCACATATGCTATAAGCTTGTTGACATTTGGCTTCG